CACGACTTATGTCGCTTGCAATGCTCCTGACCTTTCTGCCCCGGTCATTCGAGCCTCCTGGGTGGCTGGACCTTCCTGTTCGATCCCCTTGGACACTGCCTGCGGGTTGGACATCGAGAAGCTAGGCGGCTGGCCGCTTTGCTCCATGGCACCCATCTCCATTCCCATCATCTGGTCTAGCATCGGCTGGATAATCAGTTCCTCCGCAGAGCCCATATTCATCTGATCGAAGAGCCTGTTGAGCATCTCCTTCCAGTCGATAAACGGGGCCTGGAGCATTAGCGGGGCGGTTTGGCCCATAAGCTGGAAGGCCTCGAGCATTCTCTTCTGGATGATCGCATTGTCGGTATGTTCGAGACTCCACGGCTCGATATCGATCTTATTGTCGTACCAGGAGAAGTTCTCCTGTCCGGGGAACGCCCCGCCGCGAAACTCAAGGATCCCCGCCCTTTCGGCCTCGTCTCCGAGTCCCGAGTAGATCTGGTCCTCATCGTGGTACATGAACCACGACGCGGTCTTGAACATCTCCCTGGTGAACCACCGGAAGTTCTTCTGCAATCCGCTGGTCCTGGCATTCATTCCAGAAGCGGCCAACTGGTCGGCAGTAGCGGTAACGCCCTTTTGGACTGCACCGGCGACTGCCTCTGGCAGGCCAGACATGTGGTCGAGCCTCATTTTCAGTGCCGGGATGATCTCAGCCGAAACCCTGGCGATGCCTCCGGTTTCGACCTCCCGTGCGGCCTCGGGGTTCTTGACCACCAGGTATTCGCCGTGCTTACCGTTGCGAATGGCCTGGCCGTCCTCCCTGCTGGCGGCGTCTACCAGGACGTTTCGCTTGTAGGTCGCGGCATCCTCCGACATTGCAACGTGGTGGCTGTTGACCTCTTCGGCCACCTCGGCGGTGGCGATCATCGGACTAAGCGGGTAGAGGTGGTCGGGTATACACAGGAACCCGGCCTCGATATACGGACCCCAAGGCGGCCCGTGATAGGGCCGTGGTTTCCTGATTCCACGGATCCTCTTGGTCTGGCCCTCGGCGCTTTGGCCCTTGGCTACGGTATATATCGTCCCGTGATCACCGTCTTCGTTGTCGTCCCGATGCTCCGGAACCCAGACATCGTAGGCGATGATCTCCTTTCTCTTGGGTGGAGAGAAGTGCTCGGAACTCTCTTCGCCGCCCCAATTGAACTTGTCGATATCAGTATCCGTCACAAGCTGCTTGACGGCATCGGAATCGTATTCCGGATCGTCCAGCAGGTCCTCATGATCGGCTTTCCAAGAGTGGAACTTGTACCGAGGCCCGTCGTGGGCCATCACATCGAAGGCCTTGGCGGTCGGGTCCACGCCGTAATGCCAGTGGCTGATCCGCATGGCAAACGGTCTTTGGGGAACGAGAGTTTCCCAGCCGTTGTATCCAGGCTGGTCCTCGATTGAAAGCAGGCAGATCGACATGAAGAAGAAGTAATCCGTCGCAAAACGGAGCAACGTCATCTCGAGCCGGTCGTCCCTGGCCCAGTCGTTGAGGGCGAATTTAAGGCCCTCGGCGATATCTGCCGGCGTTGTCTCAGCCACAACCGCCGAGGCCAACATCGGATCGGCCCGCCGTCTCTTGGATTTTGAAGTCACCCGGACCCGAGGCGTCCCATAAGAGATCTGGGGGAGCATGATCGTCAGGTATTCGTAGGCGTGGTTGATTGCCATGGGCCCGTCCGGATGACGGTCATGGCGATAGTAATTGCCGTACATACGGCGATTAAGCGTATCCAATTCCTTGATGTGGAAGTTGCGAAACTTCTCGGCGGATTGGATCTCGTCGTACTGTTTATCTGGATCTTTGCTTAAGGCCAAATCATACGTCCTCGGCTTTCCGCTCTACTAGTTCAATTTTCACATCAGCAGCGGTAATACGCTCCTGGTCGGCGACTTTCTGTGTGTCCTCATCGGTATGGTCGATGTACACCCCGCCCCAATCCCTTTTGCGTCCAAGGATTCTATCGAACGCGGCATTGACCTTAAGAGAGAAATTGTCTTCGGTCAGAACAACCGGCCGGCCCTCCTGCCTGGCTGTAGTCCGTTCGTTTTCGATCCGCTGGAAGACCGGCTGCATAACGCGATCCACCATTTCCAGCGTGAACGCCGTTCGGCGAATACGGTCCACGTCACCGGGCTTGGACTTTTGCGGAATAGCCTCGACCACCGCCTGGTTCTGCTGACCCAGGGCGTCGGTGAGTTTTTCCAGGGCATCGGCCATGATCTGACCGTTGTTCTGGGCGGTGAGGTTCTCGCTAAGTTTCTCTAGAACCTCGGCCAGAAGGGCTGTAGAGCCGATACTGGGTGCGGAAGGATCAGGCTCCAGCTTAAGTTCCGGCTTCGGTTTTTGCTTAGGCTGAACCTTCGGCGCGGTTCGTTTCTTTCGTGGAGGGACGGCAACAGGGACATCCGTGTCCATAATCAACTCCTTTGATTTCGAGCCAGTTTACCGACCTCTACCTGAGCCCGCACTAGGCGGAGCCCCCATATCGAGCTTGGCTCTCGACATGTCCGAAGTGTTTTTTGTCCAAGGCTTTGTGGCCTTGCCGCCGTCGAAGGTCTGCCCGGAAACCACGATTCCGCAACGAACCGTTCCGGCGGCAGAGTTCTTTGACGAATTACCTGAAGTCTTCGGGGCCTTACTTGAGGACTTTCCGTAAGCCATTATGCGTACTCCCGATAAGGTACTAAATCAGTTGCGATTAACGAACTTCCATATCTTACGCTTTTCAGAGGACGGATGGAAGGCCTTCCAATGGCCGAATATGTCACCATAGGTCCCTACGGCATATCCAGCAGGTTCCGGTTCGGACCACACGGGCTCCTCTTCGGCCCCGATCAGGCACAGACCATAGCATATCACGCGGTCGCCATGTGCCTCGCGTGCCCCGGTCTGCTCCTCCCGAAGTTGGCCTGGGCCGATACTGGAATCCTCGTAGATCTCATATTCGAGCGCCTCGTTAAGGCCCGCCCGGCTAGGAATGATCAACTCATCGCGGACCAAGGACCGGCCTAATCGGGCCAGAAGCACCCTTTTCTCCTTACGACCGCTTCGCCAGCCGTAGTCCCTTGTCCGGATATCCATCCTCTTACCAATCGGTCTTTTGAAGTAGACCCGCTCATACTGATTGACACCCATGTCATGGTACATCGACTCGCCAGGCCCGTTAGCCTCCCATATCAGGAACGCAGATCGGCCATTGGGGCCCTTAAAGACGGTTTTTCCCGCCTCGCACATCTCATCGGCCAGTTCGCCTGGCCCTGAGTAGGCGTCCACGAACTCGGCAACGATCCGCCTGGAGTTCGTAGCCATGACCGCACAGGCAGAGTTGGCTGCGCCCTTGCCGTTGGACGGATCGGCAGCCAGAACGAAGTATTCGTTTTCCGGAATATGTCCAAAAACAAACCACCGGCCACGGTCGTCAGGCTCGAACTTGCCGTTGAGAATCTCGAATCTCTGCGGCTCGACACAGTGGTTGAGCATGTGCCGGGTAATGATGGCGGTATTGAAAAAGCGATTGCCCGCCGTGGCGTGGTCGATCAGGACATTCTGAGCAAGGTCCATGGTGTCGCGTCGTTGGACCTGCTTCTGATACCAAGGCGTCCACCAGAACCACCGCCCGGCGACGTGGGTCTGGCTACCGTCTTGATCGCATCGCCACTGGCGATTGCGGCCCTTGGTGGGGTGATCCCAGTACCCGAGGGTCAGGACCTTGGGCATTCCGGAAGTAACCCCCTTGTTCCTTTGCTTACTGAACTCCGTTCCGGCACCCAATGGCGTGGAGTTGGCGATACGACAGGAGGAAGTATCCGTTCCAGACTGCCAGGCGGCAGTAGCGTCGGCCATCATGGCCATTTCGTCGTAGAGCACGAACAGGCGTCGGTCGCCCCTTCCGATATGCGGGGTCGTTCTTTCACCGTCGATGGCATTGGCCAGAATCGGATGGCCCAAGTGCATATGGGATCGGAATTTGCCGCCTGGAAGCAATTCCTTGAGCGGGCATGGCAGCATCCACAGGGGCAGGTTCCGGTTGATATAGTCAACCTTCCAAAAGAGGCTCTTTTGATTGCCCCTCTTATCGACCAGTTCCTCGACTCGGCTGGTCAGCAATATTGTCGAGTTGGCCTTGAAAAGCCAGCACCAGGCCGCCAGGATCACGCACATCCAAGACGCACCCATATCCCTGGACTTGTCAACGACGATATCCTTCTGGCCATTGACCGCCCCGAGCATTTCGGTCATGACATGGTCTTGAACTGGCCAGGTAATAAACGGCTGGTCCGAGCCGATCTCAGGAGCCACTTCCTGGCCCTGCTCGTTGATTTCGCGGACCACGAAGGTGTAGACGAACAGGTTCGTCCAAAGCAATATGGACTTCGAGCAGTAGTCCATCAGCTTTGCGGCGTTCTCATCCGACTGCGCACCCCATTCATGGAGGGCATTTCGGGACCGGATATTCTCCGCAAGGGTCTTAGGGACCTTGATCCCGGTCTGTGGGCAGGTCCAATCGGCCACATTGAGCGGGAAAGCCGGAGGTGCGTCAACCTTCTCTGGTTGTCTATTTCGTTCTCTTGCCATCCATCGATTGTCCGATCTTGAAGATATCGACACTAATGGTATACATATTTGAGCCGATTATTCCATTACCAAGTCTCAAATGGTAAAATACTGTCATGGCAAAGGCAGGCAGAAAACTCGAACCCCTGGAAAAAAGTGCCCGCAAGAAGGCGTTTCTAGCTGCATTCGAGGAGCTAGGCACTATCAAGCACGCCGCCGCGACGGTCCCGATAGACCCCAGCCGGCACACGGAGTGGATGAAATTAGACCCGGCCTACAAAGAGGCCTTCGAGAAGGTCAAGGAACTCGCCGCAGACTCCCTGGTCCGCGAGGCCAGGCGTAGGGCGGTAGACGGATGGGAAGAGCCGGTCTTCCAAAAGGGCATCCAGGTCGGCGTAACCCGCAAATATTCGGACATTTTGCTCATGTTCCTGCTAAAAGGTGCCCGTCCGCACGTCTACCGGGACGCCAATCACCAGCACCACCACGCCCACGATCACAAGCACAAGCTCACAGCAGCCGAGCAGCAGAGAATCGAGCGTATGGACAAGGTCGTAGCCCAACTGGAGGCAAAAGATGCCCAACCTTGCGG